GTGGTGGAGTACGTACCGATGCCCACTTCCCAGTTGCCCGAAGTGTCTGTTGCGGCGTAATAAGTGGTGTTGGTGTTGCCTACAACGGCAAAAGATTGATAGCCAGTAACANAGCCGGACAGGGTAAAGCTGACCGTCGTGTTGGCCGTGCCAGTCTGTTGTACGCGATCTGCTAAAACCAAAGCCATGTTTTTTCCTTATTGGGCATCATTGACAGGCACCCAAGAGGAGCCGCCAACGTCATTGATATTATTCCATGATGTGCTCTGACTGTCACTAACATCAGACCATGCCGGTGTTTGAGAATCCGAAGCCGCGCTCCACGTTGCCGTGTTGGCATCGTTTACAGAACCCCAGTTCGGCGTCTGGCCATCATTGATGGTCACCCAGCCAAAAACATCATACAGATCCGCAGCCAAGAAACCTTCAGCAATTGCTTCGGCAAACTGAGCCGCAATAGATTCTGTGTCGCCAGAAGATAAATTCTCNGTCAACGTTTCCAAGAACGTTGCCGTGGCCACATACGACGCTGCCGGAGAATAATTTTCCNAAACAGACAAGAAAAACGCATTGACAATGACCTCTACTTCGGCCATCGTAATCGTTTCCGTGATGCTAAATGAGTATAAAAATCCAACCACATAGCTGTCGGCCATGCCAATATTTTCTGTGTCTGATACAGAAAATTGGCCATTGATTNACGGCGCGTCGGCAGGGCTGAAATTTTCCGCTTGGCTGATGCCGTAGCTTGTCTGNTGCGTGCTGGAGTCGGCTGGGCTGTACCCTTCAACAATGCCNTCGTAAAACACGTCNACTTCAGTATCTAAGTTGTTTAATGTGACTGGCTCGGTCAGGCTTTGCAAGAATGCCGAAGACTGCGTGCTTGAATCCGCAGACGTGAGGCTTTCTGTATCGCTAACGGCAAACTGTGCAGCTATGGACTCNGAGTCGGCGGCACCAATATTCTCNGTGTCGCTGGCGGCAAACTGGGCGGCGATTGTCTCAGTCTCGGCTGCACCAAAGTTTTCTGTGTCANAAAGATTGAAAGATGATGCCTGAGTACTGGAGTCGCCCGACGTCACCCCCTCGGTGTCTGAGGCTAAAAACTGCGCAGCGATTGACAGAACATCCGCCGGTCCAAAGTTTTCTGTGTCAGTGAAATAAAACACAGAAGTCTGCGCACTAGAGTCTGCCGGGCTGTAACCCTCAACAATACCCTCATAAAAAACGTCTATCTCGGAGTTTGTGTCGCCGGAGGTGGTGGCCTCTGTAATAGCCTGAAGAAACGCAGAAATCTGCGAACTGGAATCAAGCGGACTAAAGTTTTCGCTTATTGAAAGACTGTAGGCATTCCCCGCAAGCGGAAGCGACGCAAAAGGCGTTTGCGCAAACGAGGAAATGCCAAACATAAACCCCCCTTATTGAGAGGCTTAGGAGGTAGCTGTCGTGCTGTATGTAACGCTAACAGTGTCACCTGCAGTTGTAGTCTTGGCTGTGCTGAACAAGCCTTCCGAGTACAACGTGCCGGTAGTAGAGCTTTGCGTATTAACAGCGCCTGTGCCCAGCACCAAGAAGCAGCCATAGACCGTGCCGCCGCCACCGGTAATGGTGTAGGTGATGGCTGTGGCTGTTGATGATGTGACGTTCGAAGGGGTTGAGCCAGTCGATGTGGACGATGCAAACACTGCTGTACCGCGCACCGCAGATCCGCCAACGGTGTAGTTGGTGAACTCAGTCCATGTATGCGATGCCATGGTGTCAGTGGCCGCAGCAGTAAAGGTATTGCTGATTAAGCCAAGGAAAGGGCCTGTGACGCTGTATGAGCTGCCTTTGAGCAGAGTGTCCAACATCAACTGCTTGCCCACGGCAACGACCAAGTTGGGAAACTCATCAGCCCACTTCAGGTTGCCATCTTTATCGCGGCATTCAATGTGGTACGAGCCTTCAACACCCATGCCCTCGGGGATGGTGGCTTTGGCCTGCATTGTGGCAACAGCGTGGTCACCAAAGTTTGAAATTTCATTTGCCATTTTATTTCCTTACGAAATTCTGATGACGGCACTGGTTGAAGTATCCGCCGGGAAGGTGATTGTGAATGTGCCGCTTGCAGTTTTGTCATTGCCAAAATTCAATACCGCGACTGCCGCTCCAGTGGTTGAATTGTAGATTAACGCGCCCCGAGTTACAAAGCTTGCGCCAGACCAAGTGACGGTGTTGAATGACAAATATGCCGTGTTGTTGGTGGTGTTGCCAAGCGGTGTGATGGGTGTCAAAACGTTTCCACCCGCCGTGTATCCGGTGCCGACAACTTCGTTGACTGAGCTGTACGCGGTGGTGGTGTTGTCCAAACTGGCAAGCGCTGTGTACAAGGCAATCTTGTAAACGTATGGCGATGTGCCGCTGAAGTTTTCAACCCCGAGCAGCAGGTTTGTCTTGAATGCCGTGGTTTGGCCTTGAACAATCATGAGCCACTCCCAGACACATTAAGCTTCAACTGGCCATCGCGGTATGCGTCACCACGCTCCATGCCGTCGCTCAAGCGTTTCAACTCGCCAAGCGCTTCTTGGTATTTACTTTCATAGTAATTGACCAAGTCTTGCTCACCCTTCATGAACAGAATGGCCTCGCGCATAGCACCATAGAACAGCGCTGGGTCGTAATTGTTGCCAAGCCAGCTTGTGCCTGTGGAATTTGATACTGCGGTCACCGTATACGTGAAACCAGAACCTGATGCGCCCGCAATGGATGAGCAGCTCAACACATCATTGACTGCGTAAAAGTTGCCGCCAGACTGGATTGTCACCGTGTTGACAGTTCCAGCAACGACCAAAATGTCTGCGGTGGCATTGACACCAGAGCCGCCTGTCAAAGCAACGTTTTGATAAATGCCGCTGGTGTACAGAGAGCCGCCGGTGGTGATTGAACCACTTTCAATCTGCCCCTGAACAATGGTCGGCGGATAGTAGAAATAGTGCATTTCCACCTGATACGCCGAATCAGGAGTCGGCCCAACAATCAATGTCATTTGGTTGTTGTTGCCAATCTGCGACCCAAACAAAGCATAGTACCGTGGCAATCCATTCGCCGATGACGCCGTCGAAGGGTAGGCTTCTCGAATGAAGTTGACGTCCTTGTTCAGCAGGTAGTTGTAGTTGCCTGATGCGTCAATGACGGCAATCGAGTAATTGGCCAACCAATCATTGGGCAGCGCCAAATACTGGTTTGAAGATGTGAAATTTCCAGTCACATTCTTGCGCAACGAAGGAATGTTGACGGAGTTGTAGATCCGTGTTTCCGCCTCTTGAATGAACGTAGGAATGCTCGCCACGAACAACGCTTCGTAGTTTTCGGCATACGCCTGAATGTTGTTGTAGAGCTGTTCGTAGTTCATATCAACACCTTAGTTTTAGACAAGGCAAGCTTTGCCTTAGACTCCGCTGTCCAGACACGCGCTTTGTTTGCGGCTGCAATTTTGGCTTTCGCTTCTTCCGACATCTTTCGCCCTGTGTTGTACGCAACTAACTTTGCTTTTGATTCTTCGCTCCACACGCGGGCTTTGTTTGCGGCTGCTGTGCGTTCGCTACACAGTTCAGATTTTGCTCTAGCACGCAGCTTTGCCTTCGTGTCTTCTGACATTGTACGATTACGGTTGGCTTTTGCAATCTTTTCTCGCGTGGCCATCGCCATCGGTTTACCCAACTTGCTTTTGGACAATTTGGCTTTCAGCTCGTCGGTGTGGGATTTGCCGAAAAAAGGGTTGTCCTTGCCTGCGCCTGTTCCAAAACCGCCCGGTGTAATGTTGTACCCGTCAACACGCGTGTTGCCTATAGCGATTAACAGCTCTTCAACTTCGTTGGCGTCTGTTTTATTGTCGCACCAACACAGTACAGAAAAACTAAAGCTATCCCGTCCGTACTTTTCAACCGCGTGGCGAAGTTTTACACAACCGCTGTTTTTCCAAAAATGTCGTTTTGCACGGTAAGCTGGATTTACCGACTGCCCAATGTACATTTTGCCGTTCAAGGCATTGACAATTTTGTAGATGGCAACGGGGGTGCTCATGCTTACGCCATGGGGCCTCTTGCGAGCAATCCCTTAGTTGCTGCGCCAGTACCACGGATTTTGACGCCGTCAGTCTTGGTTGCTTTGTAGTTGCCTTTGCTGATGCCGGCAATTGATGGATTCATTTCGTCCATGACCTTTGCACCAGATTTGTACTCAAGACCCTTGGTCAAAGCTTTGCCATCCATTGTGTGTGGCTTTGCATACGCTTCTGCAGGCTTGTTGTCTGGGTTCTTGCCAACAACAA